CTGATTATTCTGCCATCACCACATGGGGAATATTTCAACCAGCAGAGGGTTATGAAGATTGTATTATTTTATTGGATGCTATGAAAGGAAGATATGATTTTCCAGATCTTAAAAATTTAGCATTAGAGCAGTATAAATACTGGCAACCTGAAACAGTTATTATTGAGGCAAAGGCTACCGGCCAACCTCTCATACATGAGCTTAGAAAAGCTGGAATACCTGTTATTGATTATGTTCCTGCTAAAGGTAGAGATAAACATACAAGAATAAATTCTGTGGCTCCAGTGTTTGAATCAGCCATGGTTTATGCCCCATTACATGAAAAATTTGCTCAAGAGGTCATCGAAGAATGTGCAGCTTTTCCTAACGGACAATACGATGACTATGTTGATTCTATGACCCAAGCTGTGATAAGATTCAGGCAAGGTGGATTTATTAGTACCTACACAGACGAATTAGATGCACCAAATTTTAGGATTGAAAAGGAACATAAGTATTATGGCTAATTTAACTAGAGATGGATTCGAGATGCAACAAAAATTTCGGAAAGAAAAAAGAAGAAGATTAAAAAACAAAGCAGGACTAAATACAGGTGCAGCTGTTTCTGCTACTGGAAGAAGGAAAGAAAAAATTAAAGAAATCGGTAGAACAGTAGGAAGAGGAATTAGTGCCTTGACTCCTGGAGCATTAGGACGAACAATTGGAAAAGCTATTTTACCTCCAAGTAGAGAAATAAGAGATCCAGTTCGACCGAGACGACCTAGAAAAAGTCCGTCAGAAAGATTCAAAGAAATTAGAGAAAAAATTAGAAAAGGAAAAATTAAACCAATTCCAATGCCTGACACTTCTAAGCCGTTAGGTAGTATGAAAAAACCTAGACCTGGCACTTACGATTATCAATTACAACAAACATTAAAACCAGGATATAGAGTGGCACCTATGTTAACAGGTGGCCAAGCTAAATTAGACAAAAATAAAAATAACAAAATAGATGCACAAGATTTTAAAATCCTTAGAGCTGAGAAAGCCAAAGGCAGAGGTATGGGTTTACAAGACGAGAAAATGAAACCAGGTAAAGTTAAAAAAGCTGTGGTTGGAATGTTAGCAGTAGGTATGGGTGCTAAGAAAAACATGGCGAAAAGAAAAGCACCAATGGCCTTGGGTGCAGCAGGAGCTGCAACAGCAAAATTAGGTTTAATGAAAAGAATTTTAGGTTTAGATAAAGGCGGCATGGGCGAAGCCAAAAATTACAAAAAATATTTAAGTGGATTAGAGCGAGTAACTAGCAAAACAAGATATGACAAAGCAGTAGCTAAAAGAAAAGCTCTTGAAGCTAGTAAACCTACTACATCTAAATTTATTCAAAGAAGAATGACATTAGCTGGTAAAGAGGCGTTAAAAGCAGCCAAAGCCACTAGAATAGGTAAGATCGCAGCCGGTGTTGCAGGAGCAGCATTATTAGCAAAAGCTGGTTTAGAAAAAATGTATGAAAAAAGAACTGGTAAGAAAGCACCTACAAAAAGACCTGATAAAAAAATGGGTGGTGGCTTAATGGAAGCTACACAAAAATTAAAAGCTCAAGGTAAAATGGGTGGTGGCATGATGCAACGACCTATGATGGCAATGGGCGGCGGTATGATGCCTGGATACAAAAAAGGTAAATCCGTTATGGCAAAAGGTTGTAAGTTAGGAAGAAAAAAACCTACTAAGATGTACACATAGGAGGGTAAATGTCCCTCAAAGGAATTTTACAGGGCTTAGGTAGATTAATCACAAAAAAGGCTAAGCCTGCACAGGCCACCGGTCAGCAACAAAAGCTAATCACATATACACCAGAAACAAGAAAACTTCCTGCAACTGAAATTGCAAAGAAAGATTTAGTACCTGTTAATCCTAGATTACAAACTGGTGATTTACAAATGGGTGAAAAGGTACAACCTTTGTTTGGTTCATCAACATATGATTGGGCTATGAGAAAAGGACCCGGTAAATATACTGCTGATGAGTGGATAGATCATTTAACCACATCACGTAAAGTAAAGTTTAAAGTTTTTGGACAACCTAGTACAAGAATTGAGAGAGGACCTAAGTCATTTACTTATGATAGAGGTAAGTATGCAGGAAAAACTGCAAACATAAACAAAGAGGAATTGTTTGATTCTAATGTTGCTGTATTCGATGAGGCAGGAGAATTAGCCGGTGGATTATTAGCGGCAGCAAAAAAATACAACATTAAACTTTCAGCACAAGACGTTGGTAATTTTTTGAGAGGTAATCCTGCTAATAGATTAAAAGCTGTTACTTACTCAGATGATGCTATACAAAATTTCAATTATAAAGCACCTTTAGAAAATTCATTAGGAATAGTTCAAACAGTTAAAAGACAATTTCCTGCTATGGGAGAGAGATTTGATACACTAACTTTGCATCTTAATACTATAGAGCGAGGTATTATGAATGGGATGCTTAATGATGTTAAACAAGGTTACCGTGCTTTTTCAGGGGAGCTTAGAGGTATAATGCAAGCTAACGTAGGAACAGAATCACGAAGACAATTGAATGCTATGAAAGGTGCTGTTGATGAGGTTTACGCAAAAGCTACAGGAGCAAGATCTGGAGTAAAACCAACTCAATATAGAAACGAATCAAACTATACATTACAAGGCGGTCAAAATTACAAAGAAACTGTTTTTGTTTTAGATGAACCTATTGCAACAAACTCTACCCCGATGAAAAATATGGGACACTTTTCTGATCTAAAAAATAACTTATTTCATGTGAGATACGACGTAAGATCCACACCTAATGGTAAAAAAGCTTTTGTCATTCATGAAATACAATCAGATGCTAACCAAGCTATAGCAAAGCAACTTACTGCCAAAGAAGCATTTGGACCTAATGCGAGATACAACCCTTTTCAAAAACAAATTGAAACTAAACTTTTAATTGAACAAAGAAACAAACTTTTACAAAACGTAGATAATATGACTAATGCTGATGTAGCTGCTTTACAAACTGTAAACAAACAAATAGCAAGATTGGGAGCAAATAGAGCTGGTGCCAATAAAGATTATTATCCACTGTTAGATTCTGATGCCTATGGAGATTATGCATTGAAGTATTTGTTGAACAAAGCAGCGAAAGAAAATGTGAGTTATGTGGCTGTAATGCCTTTTAATAAACTTCACTTTCGACAAGGCTATAAAGCAGGTAATGAAAGATTCTATGGATACGCTAGTGGAAAAGGTATAAACAACAAAGGTAAATCAGTAATGGCAGATCTAATGAAAAAGACAGCAAATTTTCAAGATTCAAAAGCAGGACCCATAAAATTATCTTTGTCAGATCCTAGTAAACCTTACAAAGAAATAGCTACAGATACATTTAAATATCCTAAAACTCACCCGTTAAGCGGGAAAGAGATTAAAAGTGTTTATCATGAAGGAGCTTTTGCTCAGCAAGTAGAAAAAGGGCTAAGATCGATTACTCCAGATAATCCAAATTTATATTTTGATGCTTTTGCTGTTGAGGTCAAACCTGGTATGGCTTATACTCAAAAGCTTTACAAACGAGAGGGAGGGCTTGTAGTGGATATATTCAAACCTCTATGTTAATTTAGATTATGGCTATAGAAAAAGAAAATCAGGAACAAATCGAAGAAGAAGTAAAGGTTGATACCCCAAAAGAACAACCAGAGGGTTTACCACCTGAAGTTATGGTTGAGGGCCAAGAACCGGTTGTCGAAGAACTTGAGGAAGAATTCTCTGCCAATCTAGCCGATGGCATGGATGAAAGAATCCTTAAAAGTCTTGGGTCAGAATTATTATCAGAATACAAAAAAGATAAATCTTCAAGAAAAGATTGGGAAGACGCATACATTAAAGGTTTGGATTTATTAGGCACAAATTACACAGAGCAATCAAAACCATTTAAAGGTGCTTCCGGTGTCACTCATCCTTTACTTGCAGAATCAGTAACACAGTTTCAAGCATCCGCTTACAAAGAATTATTACCAAGCGATGGTCCGGTTAGAACATCAATTGTTGGTTTAAGAACACCGGCCACCGAACAACAATCACAAAGAGTTAAAGAATATATGAATTATCTTCTTATGGAGAAGATGGAGGACTATACAACTGATATGGATCAGATGTTGTTTTATCTTCCACTATCAGGATCAACATTTAAAAAAATATATTATGATGAATTTTTACAAAGACCATGTTCTAAATTTATACCAGCAGAAGATTTAGTAGTTCCTTACTATGCATCTGATTTAAAGGATGCAGGGAGAATTACACACGTCATTAAAATGACAGAAAATGACATTAATAAAAAAATGGCTGCAGGATTTTATAGAGATGTAGATCTACCAAAACCACAACAGAAAAAAGATGAAGTTCAAGATGCAATTAATAAGTTAGATGGTATGAAAGATACATTTTCAGATTACATTTATAACATTTTAGAAATGCATGTAGATTTAAATTTAGATGATTATGAAAACTTCGACAATAAAATTAAAAAAGGTATTAAAATACCTTACATCGTTACATTAGATGAGGGTTCAGGCGAGATATTATCCATATACAGAAACTATAGACCTGATGATGCTAACTATACAAGAATAGAATACTTTGTTCATTTCAAATTTTTACCTGGTTTAGGCTTTTATGGTTTTGGATTGATCCACATGATTGGTGGTTTATCGAGAGCTGCAACGATTGCACTAAGACAATTGATTGATGCTGGTACTTTAAAAAATTTACCGGCAGGATTTAAGTCTAGAGGACTTAGAGTTAGGGATGATGACCAACCTATACAACCTGGAGAGTTCAGAGATGTTGATGCACCTGGTGGAAACATTAGAGATCAGTTTTTTCAACTACCATTTACAGAGCCAAGTCCAACTTTATTCCAACTTTTAGGTTTTGTTGTACAAGCAGGAACTAAATTTGCACAAATTACAGACTTGAGCACTGGTAATGATACACAAAATAGAGCTGTAGGCACTACAATTGCTCTTATGGAGCGTGGTTCTAGAGTTATGACAGGAGTTCATAAGCGTTGTTACTATGCAATGAGGTTAGAATTCAAAATTTTAGCAAGATTATGCGGAGAATATCTACCGCCTGAGTACCCTTATGATGTTTATGGTGCGAATCGTATGATTAAACAGATGGATTTTGACAACAGAGTCGATATTTTACCAGTTGCAGACCCAAATATCATGTCTATGGCACAAAGAGTGACGTTAGCACAGACACAATTGCAAATTGCACAGTCAAATCCACAATTACACAACATTCACGAAGCTTATAGACGTGTTTATGAAGCTTTAGGCACAAAACAAATCGATACTTTGATGAAACCTGCACCAAAACCACCTCAACCGCTAGATCCAGCGAAAGAAAATGCACGAGCGTTACAAATGCAGCTACTGACAGCCTTTGAATTTCAAGATCACGACGCACACATCGCTGCACATACAACTTTTATGGCATCTAGAATGGTTCAAATCAATCCAATGGTATATGCAAACTTACAATCTCATGTATCAGACCATATTTCTTTTAAAGCACAAAAAGAAGTTAAGGAACAGTTTGCACAAGACCCTAATTTACTATCTTTACAACAAACAGACCCACAACAGTTTCAGATAGCATTCGATAATGCAGTAGCTACAGCTGTAGCTGAAATTACTGAGAGTTTAGTAGTAGGTGAAATGCAAGCACAAGCAAATAAACAAGATCCATTAGTTAGAATTAAGCAACAAGAGGTAGACTTAAGAGCTATGGATATGCAAAGAAAAGAAAATGAGGTAAGATTTAAACAAGACCAAGAAAATCAAAGACAAGCTAATAAATTAAACTTAGAGTATGATAGATTAGCACAACAAGATGAACAATCTGATAAAAGATTGGATATCGCAGAGAGGAAGTTAGAAAAATAATGGTTGCAAGATATTTTTTAGGAGTAGCATTTAAATTAGGTGATCCAATCGTCAAAGGTGCAACTAAAAAATTTAATAAACTATTAAAAAAAGAATATAACGAAAACAGAGCTGCGGGTTTAAGCTCATCATCTGCACATAAAGAGGCAGCAAAAACAGTTAATAAACAATTAAAAGAATTCCCAGATCTAAAGGATTGATATGATTAGATTATTATTAACATCTGGTAAAGTTTTACTTACTTCGAATAAAAGTAAAATCAAAGATGCTTTAGCTAAAGGAGCTAAAAAAATTACAAAAAAACAATCAGACAAAATCCTAAAAACAGATAAAGGTATTGGTAAAACTGTAGGAAAATTTTTGCAAAAAGATGAAAAGGTTATGCAAGTTCCTATGGCAACAAGAGAACAGATGAGAAAAATCAGAAAAAATATTGGAGAGAGTGTAAAAGATTTCATGAGTAAAAATATTAAAAAGAAAAAAGGTGGTGTAGTCACTTACAAAAAAGGAGGCTTTACATATGCCATTAAATAAAAAAGGTAAAAAAATTATGTCCGCCATGAGAGAGCAATATGGTGATGAAGCTGAAGCAGTATTCTATGCATCAAAAAATAAAGGAACAATCTCAGGTGTAGAGAAAAAACGTAGAGGAGGAAGTCTAAGTGGCGGAAAAGAATTTGGACCTCCACCAGAAAGAGGACCAAACCCACAAGGACTCAAAGGGGGTGGTTGTCCACATAGAGAAGTGGGGGCAAGATCCGATATCAAAGGAATCTCTTCAATCCAAACCAGTGGCAAAAAATTTATCGGAGTCAGATAAAGAAGCATATTACGCTGGTATTATTGATGGTGAGGGTTACATAAGTTACGAAACTACAAGACGGAAGGGAAACGTCAAATATCAGATTCCATCAATCTCAGTCGAAATGTCAGATTTAGATGTGGTTCAAAACATACACAGTTTTTTCAAATGTGGTTCAGTATTCACTATAAAACCAAGAATGAATCACCACAAATTTACTTATAGATGGCGTGCTCGAGGTAAAGCAGCAGTAAACATATTTTTTAAAATATATAGTTTTTTATCGTTGCGAAGAAAAAATAAAATCGATATGGTGCTAAAAATGTACATTGATAATTTAAATCACAATGAAAAATATCGTAAACTTAACAAAGTATTGGAGGAAAAATGTGGCTAAGTGCAATTAAAGTTGCGGTCCAAGCTGGTTCAAAAATATATGCGAATCGTCAAAAGGCTAAAATGGCAATGTCAGAAGCTCAACTACTTCATGCTGAACGTCAAGCTCGAGGTGAGGAGGCCTACCAGGGCAAACTTCTTGAAGCTAGACAATCAGACTGGAAAGATGAATTCGTATTGTTAATTTTAAGTGCCCCGATTGCGGTGCTTGCCTGGGCAGTGATATCAGACGACCCGTCTGCTATGGAAAAGGTAAAAATCTTTTTCGAACATTTCCAGTCGCTCCCATCATGGTTCACAAATTTGTGGATTCTTGTGGTTGCGAGCATATTTGGAATAAAGGGTACACAAATATTTAGAAACGGTAAAAAATAATGGATCTTGAAACATTAGATCTAATTAAAAAACTTCTAAATAAAAGACTTGATAATGTTAAAACTAACCTTATCTATAATGTTGACGATGAAAAACAATTAATGTATCATCGTGGACAAATCAAATCCATGGAGGATTTGCAGCAAGACATTAAGGACTTGCTAAAAAAACAGGAGCTATAATGACAACAAAGTCCACGGAGCAACCGAAACGGACAGGAGGTCTTGAGAAAGCTTATAAGAATCAAGAAGAAGTCTCAAAGGTCTTAGACGAACAATCAATAGACAAAAAACTTTTAGATAGATTACCTAATCCAACTGGATATAGGTTATTGGTATTGCCTTATGCAGGACCTAAAAAAACTAAAGGTGGTTTGATATTGGCTGATACAACTCATGACACAATACAAATGACAACAGTTTGTGGGTTGGTGTTAAAGATGGGACCTCTTTGTTACAGAGACAAAGAAAAGTTTCCTTTTGGAAAGTGGTGCGAAGAAAGACAATGGGTCATTTTCGGCAGATATGCCGGCTCTAGATTCAAAATTGAAGGTGGGGAAGTTAGAATCCTTAACGATGATGAAATCATCGCTCAGATAAATAACCCTGCTGATATTTTGCACGCTTACTAGGAGGAAAAAATGGCGGATGAAAACCAAACACCTCAAAATGAGGTGGACTTAGACACTGATGGAGTCAATGAAGAAACTATCGATGTCAATCAAAAACAAGCAGAACCTGATCCAACACATCTCCCAAAAGAGAATGTTGACTTAGGATATACTGATATTTCAAAACCTGCAGAAGAAAAAGAAGCAAAGGTAGAAGAAAAACCAGTAGAAGAAAAAGTTGAAAAGCCTGCACAAAAAACAGAAACTGACAACTTAACAAAAAAAACTTCTGATTATCAGAAAAGAATCAATGAACTTGTGTTCAAGCAAAAAGAAGCTGAGCGTAGAGAACAAGCTGCATTAAAGTATGCTAAAGGTCTCAAAAAAAAGTTTGCTGATTTAGAAAAGACATCAGAAGAAACTAGCACCAACTATCTCAAAGAATATGACGCAAGAGTAGATTCTGAAACAGAAAAAACAAAGAAAATGTTGAAGGAAGCTATTGAGGCACAAGATTCAGATAAGATAGCTGAAGCTAATGCTGCAATCGCTAAGCTAGCTGTAGAAAAAGAAAAAGTAAATGTTTCTATGTCTGCAAAAAAAGCAAAAGCGGAAGCAGCAAAAACCGACAAAGCTGAAGAGTCTAATGAAACAGAGGCAACACCACCGCCAGTCAGCGAAAAAGCGACTGATTGGGCGACGAGGAATCCGTGGTTTGGCACTGATGAAGTTATGACAGGTGCAGCGATGTCCATTCATCAGCAGTTAATCAACCAGGGGGTTGTTTCTGATACAGATGAATATTATAATAACATTAACAAACGTATGAAGGAGTATTTCCCTCAGAAATTTGCCCAAGATACGACGGAAGAGAAAAAGACACAAGCTAGCCGACCCGTCCAAAACGTAGCTTCTGTTAGTCGTAGACAAGGAGGACGCAAGTCTGTGAAACTCACCAAATCACAGGTAGTAATCGCTAAGAAATTAGGGGTGCCTTTAGAGGAATACGCTAAATACGTGAAGGAGGCAGAATAATATGACAAGTAAAATGAGAACTTCACGCCAGTCCACGACTAGAAGTAAGGAAGCTAGACGTAAAGAATGGACTCCATCTTCCAGTTTAGATGCACCACCCGCACCTAACGGCTTTTCGCATCGTTGGATAAGATTAGCCACATCCGGTTTTGATGATACATCGAATGTATCAAGGAAACTAAGAGAGGGATGGGAATTTGTTAGAGCCGATACACTTTTAAGTGAAATTGGTGAAAACGATTTTCCTGTCATCGCTGAAGGAAAACACACGGGTATCATCGGGATTGGAGGCCTTGCGTTGGCAAGGATACCGACAGAGATTTTAGAGTCTCGTGCCGAGTACTTCAAAGGAATTACTCAGGATCGAATAGATGCGTTAGACCAAGATCTTATGAAGGAACAACACCCGGACATGCCAATCAATGTTGAGAGGCAGTCCAAAGTAACCTTTGGAGGTGGCCGTAAAAGTTAATTTATTAACGTTTACTACCGACAAGGTTGGTTAATTAAAACTATAATAGGAGAAAAAACATATGGCAAACGTAACCGAAAAGTTTGGTCTAAGACCATACAGAAAACTAGACGGTACTCCATTAGTTGGTGCTCAGAATAGATATACAATTGCAAGTAACCATACGACTGCAATTTTCCAAGGTGATTTGGTAATCCCAACAACTGCAGGAAATATTGACAGACATACGGCAAACAACTCAGCAGCTGTTATCGGAGTATTCAATGGATGTTTTTATACAGACCCTACAACGAAAAAACCGACCTTTAGAAATAGTTATCCAGGATCAATCGTAGCAAGTGATATTACAGCATTTGTTGTCGATGACCCAGATGCTGTTTTCTTAATGGATGCGGACGCAACTTTCGCTAGAGCGGACTTGTATCAAAACTACTCAGTATCAACAGGTGGTGGAAACACAACAACAGGTATTTCTGAAGTGCAACTAGATGTATCTGTATCAGGAACAAATGCATCGTTTGTAATCCAAGCGATCGACATTTCTCAGGATCCAGACAATAGTGACACTGCAAACCCAAATGCTAACATTCTTGTAAGAATCAATAAGCATTTCTACAGAAATGGAACAGGAGTATAATTTATGGCAATATCACGTAGTCAACTAGTTAAAGAACTAGAGCCAGGATTGAACGCCTTGTTCGGCCTGGAATATAACAGGTACGAAAATCAACACGCAGAGATTTTCGCTACTGAAACATCTGACAGAGCTTTTGAAGAAGAAGTAATGTTAAGTGGTTTCGCTTCTGCACCAACTAAACAAGAAGGTGCTGGAGTAGTGTTCGATCAAGCTAATGAAACATTCACAGCTAGATATACACACGAAACAATCGCTTTAGCATTCGCTATCACAGAAGAAGCGATCGAAGATAACCTATACGACAGACTTGCAGCTAGATACACTAGAGCACTTGCAAGATCTATGTCTAACACGAAGCAAGTAAAAGCAGCTAACATTCTAAACAATGCTGAAAATGCAGCTAACCCTGGTGGAGATGGTCAACCGTTAATATCGAATGCCCACCCATTAGCAACAGGCGGTACATTCAGTAACGTATTAGCAACTGCAGCTGACTTGAACGAAACTTCTCTTGAGCAATCGTTGATTGATATCTCAGGATTCGTCGATGAAAGAGGCTTAAAAATAGCATCTCAGGGTGTAAAAATGATAATTCCAAAAGAATTACAATTTACAGCTGAGAGAATTATGAAGTCTCCACAAAGAACGAGCACTGCAGATAATGACATTAACGCAGTCGTTTCAATGGGAATGGTACCTCAAGGTTACAGAGTGAATAACTTTTTAACTGATACAGATGCCTTCTTCTTGATGACGGATGTGCCTAATGGCTTCAAAATGTTCGTAAGAGCACCAATCAAAACTGCAATGGAAGGTGACTTCGATACTGGTAACGTTAGATTTAAAGCTAGAGAAAGATACTCATTTGGATTCTCAGATCCAAGATGTGTATTTGGTAACGGTAAGTTATAATCTAGCAAATACTAACTTATAGTATTTCATTTAAGGGGCGGTGTTCACATCGCCCCTTTTTTTATGTATAATACAAATAACCTAGATAAAATTATCTGCAGACTGGCTAGGCAGACGCTATAGAGACTGCAGAGTAAAACTATAGGAGAAAATATTATGGCAAATACTACATTCGATGGTCCAGTTAGATCGAGAAATGGTTTTCAATCTATTGGTCCAGGAGCTACAATAGCTCTTACTGCAGCAACAGACTTATCTGTTGCAACACACGCAGGCAGAGTTTGCACGATGGATCCAGTTGGAAGTCCAACTGCGATAACTCTTCCATCAATCGTTGCTACCGCTGATGGTGGCTCGGCTGGTCCAGGAAGTGATCCAAATAACGCTAATACTATTGGAACAACTTTTGAAATTCTTTTCATTGATGAGTTCACTGGAACTATATCAACTGATGGAACAGATAAATTTATTGGTTCAGTAATGGTAGGTGTTGATGACGGATCAAAAAAAGCTTTCGTGCCTGCAGCAGCTAATGATGTTGTAAACTTAAACGGAGAAGCTGGAGCTGGTAACGCTACTAAAGGTGGTTTAATTGGTTCAAGAATTAAATTTACAGCTGTAGCAGCAAATCAGTATATGGTAGAAGGTTTATTAATTGGTGACGGAACAATCGTTACACCATTTGGTAACTAATAATTAAACGGTGCTCCTTCGGGAGCACCAAATTAAGGAGAAAAAATTATGGGTGGATCAAGTTTTTCATCAGACCAGTCGAGTGCTCATGCTACGGCTACCGCACAAATGGTGCCTACGACTAAGAGAGCAAGATTGACTTCAATACAAGCTAAAGGAAATTCAGCTAGTGGTTCTATCATCTTTAAAAGTGGCGGAGCTTCTGGCACTACGATAGCTACATATTTATTCGGAGAAGAGGGATTAGATATGTATCTTCCAGGAAATGGAATTTTATTTGTTGAAGGTATTCATGCTACTATTGGTGGTACTGGTGGAGTAACAATAACATTCACGTAAGATGAAAAATGGCCGATTAGAAATTATGGGCTATAAACGTGGAGGAGATACCATGCCTCCACGAAGTAAAAAGTATTTTCGTTCTACAAAAAGTGGAGCGGGAATGACAGCAGCTGGTGTTGCAAAGTACAGACGGGATAATCCTGGTTCAAAACTTAAAACAGCAGTAACAGGAAAAGTTAAACCTGGATCAAAGGACGCAAAGAGACGTAAATCATTTTGTGCAAGAAGTGCTGGACAAATGAAAAAGTTTCCAAAAGCGGCTAAAGATCCTAACTCTAGATTAAGACAAGCTAGAAGGAGATGGAAATGTTAAAAAGAATTTGGGACAAAATTAAAGGTCTATGGAACAAATGGGTTGCATGGATTTTTAAAGGGTTTTATAAATAGGTAATTTATGGCCTTAAAAATTTCCGAATCAGCAGCCGTGCAAATGCCAATGAAAACGGTTGCCAGTCTGATCGCAATAATCGCAATCGGAACATGGGCTTATTTTGGTATTCACGAAAAATTAAATCAACACTCTACAAAGATAGAGTTGATGCAAAAAGATTTAGACCAAAACTCAGAGTTTAGAATTAAATATCCAAGAGGTGAATTAGGTCAATCAGCTGGAGAAGCAGAACTTTTTATGATAGTAGAACATGTTAGTGGTCTATTAGAAGACGTAGAATCAGAGATTAAAAGCATGAGAAATAATGCAGTCAACATAGAATTTTTAAAGAAAAGAACTGAAAAGTTAACTGAAGATGTAGAAAAAATAATTAGGAATGGCAATGGATCGAAACACTAGAAAAGTATTACAATATATGGAAGATATGGAAAAAAAAGTTAAACAAATGAAGTTTATTAGAGATCTTAAAGTGGAGGTTGAAATAAATGGTACAGGCACACATAAATATAGATATAAACGTGGACCAAACAGAGGCAAAGTAACATCATGATAGAAACTGTATTTGCACTTATACTAACTTTAAACGGAAATATGATAGAACATGTATATAAACCCTCATTATCCGATTGTTTGAAATCTAAGAGGATAGCTCAGAACGAGGTAAACCCGGAAAGAGTCGTATTTACTTGCAAAAAAGTAAAAGCTCAAACAGAGATATACATGGACCGAAAAAAGATAGTCAAAATACTTGGATAATTCATGGCTTATCTTAACATTAACATTCCAACAGTGTATGCTAAAGTAAAGAAAGAATACTTATATGATCTCGATCCTAAGTATAAAAAAGAAAGTCTTGATTGCGTTATCTTTGGTATGGCGAGTATCACGGGGCGTTCATTACTTTTTCACTGTATGTTACCCAACGGTGCGGTCTATTGGAGGTTGCCTATCTCAGCGTTTTTCCAAAAACATTTTCCTAGAACCGAAGTGCCAGATATGTCGGTTGACCAGTTGGAATTGTGGAATTGTTTTAGTTACTATCCTAGTTGCACTGAATTTGATTTTCTTAGTGGTCAGCGTGGCAAATTTTTAGGAAAGGATAAGAAATTTTATCATGGAGAATATCAGTTTACAATCGACTGGGCGAGTCCAGAAATTAATGAAATCGATGCTGAACATTCTGAGATTCCTCAAGAACATAAGTGTGCACACATTTTGGCACTTGATAACGGGAATTATGCTGCTCAGCCTAATAATCGTATCCTTTGGAGCGTTTCTAACTATACTACTGATCGATCTTGGCCAGACTATAAAGTTCAAACTACAGAGTGGTCAGTCGAAAACAAAGATTGGGTGACAGATGATACAGACGATATGTTTTACAAAATTAAGGAGAAAAAATGAAATTAACTGCTAACATAACTTTAGACGAACTTACTAAAAGCCAAGTAGCCGAAAGAAAAGGAATTAATAACAATCCTAGTCCTGAACAAATAGAAAATTTAAAAGCTCTTGCAGTAAACGTATTACAACCTATACGTTCACATTTCGATAAACCACTTATTATATCATCAGGATTTCGTTGTGCACAGCTTTGCACAGAAATAGGTAGCAGTGTTAATAGTCAACATACGGCTCATGATGAGGCAGCTGCTGCTGACTTTGAAATACCAGGTGTAGACAATAGAGAACTAGCCCGTTGGATTAGAGATAACCTAGAAGTAGACCAAGGCATATTAGAATTTTACAAGGACGGCGAACCATCGTCGGGCTGGATCCATTGCAGTTATTCACGTAATTCAAATCGACAACAATGGTTGCGTGCTATCCGAGAAGATGGTAAGACAGTCTATAAACCATGGTTGAATTAATATGGCAATAGGAAGATCACAAATGACAAAACAAGTTGATGGCCAACTTAGAGGTGCTAGAAAAATAAAAAAAGTTGCTAAAGGTTTAGCAAAAGCATCTAGAACTCACGCCAAACAATCAAAAATATTAAAAGGAATATTAGGTGGATCCAAGAAAAGGAACAGGAAAAAAGCCTAAAGGTTCTGGTCGTAGGTTATACACCGACGAAAATCCAAAGGATACTGTAGGTATTAAATTTGCAACAGCAGCTGATGCAAGAGCTACAGTAAAAAAAGTTAAAAATGTAAACAAACCTTTTGCAAGAAAAATACAGATCTTAACTGTTATGGAGCAACGTGCTAAAGTAATGGGTAAAAATGAGGTAGTAAAAATTGCAAAAAAAGCCAAAGAATCCATACGCAAAACTCGTAAGGTCTAGAACTTACAGACCGAAAGTGTTAAAATCAAAAAAGTTGTACGACCGCAAGAAGGAGAAAACATCTCTCAAAGTGGCCACTATAGAAGGAGAACAAAATGACTAAACTATGTCCAAGAGGTAAGGCAGCAGCGAAGCGTAAATTTAAGGTGTACCCTTCGGCCTATGCTAATGCCTACGCATCAAAAATTTGTGCAGGTAAAATTAAAGATCCATCTGGTGTTAAAAGAAAAGACTTCAGAGGACCTAAACCAGCAGCCAAAGGTGCTATGATGAAAGCTAAATCAGGTAATATGGCAAAAATAAATAAAGTTGTAAAAGGTTTGCAGAAAGCTTCTAAATTACATTTGGGCCAAGCAAAGACTTTAAAGACAATCAAAGCAAACGAAGGAGCTTACATGGGCTCATACATTAAAAGTGAAATAGACGGAAAAAAAATTTCTAATAAATCTTACGAGAATTATTATAAAGGAATGATTGATGTCTAAACGAGGTTCATGTTGGGTAGGCTATGAACAAAAAGGAATGAAGAAAAAAGGTGGTAAACTTGTTCCTAACTGTGTGCCTGCCGGTATGAAAAAAGGAGGACTTAAAGAATGGTTCAGACAAAATTGGGTAGATATTGGGAGCAAACGAAAAGATGGTTCTTATGCAAAGTGTGGCCGTTCAAAATTAGCGGCGGATCGGAAAAGAAAGTATCCAAAGTGCGTCCCTGCTGCCAAAGCGGCAAGGATGACAGAATCCCAGAGGCGGAGTGCCGTTGCAAGGAAAAGAAGTAAAGCACAAGGTGTAGGTGGTAAACCAACAAACGTTAAAACTATTTTAAAAAGAGACATGGGAGGAGATGTAAAAAAATTAAGACCAAAAGGAACATTTAAATTAGAATTATTTGAAATTAAAGGACCACCACCAGATCCTAATTTGGCCAAGTTAAAAGAAAATATTGAAATGTCAGAAGCGAGAATAAACCCAGAATTAAATTATAACACCATATATAAAAAGGGTGAGTTGAATGTGGGTATAAAAAAAGATAAATTTAGAATAGGATTTAAAAAGAGGTTTTAATTATGGCAACATCAGGAACAACATCATTTGATTTAGATATAGATGAAATTATTGAAGAAGCATATGAAAGATGTGCTATCAGAACTAATTCTGGATACGATTTAAAATCTGCTAGAAGAAGTTTAAATTTATTATTTTCTGAGTGGGGTAACAGAGGAGTACACCTATGGAAAGTTGCATTAGTTGAAAATGCTTTAGTTTCTGGACAAGCTGAATATGCAACACCTTCAACAACTAGTGATGTATTGGAGGCTTTTGTTTCATCAACAGCTGCTGCTTCTAATAATTCAAATACACAGGATGTTTCTTTAACTAAAATTGACAGATCAACATATTCTGCATTGCCTAACAAATTGGCAACAGGTCAACCATCTCAATACTATGTTGAAAGACAAACAAATCCAAAAATATTTTTATATCAGGCACCTGATTTAAATACATATACAACACTAAAATATTATATCGTAAAAAGAATTGAAGACTCTGGAGCGTATACTAATCAAGCAGATGTGGCTTACAGATTTTTACCATGTATGTGTTCTGGACTAGCTTATTATTTAGCGATGAAAAAAAATCCTAATTTAGTACAACAAAACAAATTAATATATGAGGATGAATTGAAAAGAGCTTTAGATGAAGATGGTCAAAGAACGTCTACATTTATTACACCACAATCATTTTATCCTAACGGGTTATAATTATGGCAAAATACGCATCAGGAAAAAGATCTTTAGCAATATCAGATAGATCTGGTATGGCATTTCCATATGATGAAATGGTGAAAGAATGGAATGGATCTTTGGTTCATAATTCAGAGTACGAATCTAAGCAACCACAAATAAGAAGAAGATACGCTGTAAGTGATGCCATAGCTTTACAAAATCCTAGAAATATGAAATTTCAACAACCAAGAACGGTGGCTGAAAATGATAATACTAAAGCAGATTCTGGAGGTTCTTCTGTAGGCGTTATAAATTTAACTTTACCAGGAGATTTTGCTTTTCAAACTTTTTCAACAGAGATAAACACAAATGGTTTAGATACTAGTCAACAAAGTATGGAACCAAGAGATCCATCATTACAAAATAGAAGAAGACAAGCTACATGTTTAATTAACCCTGTAACTGTGGAGATATCATAATGGCAATAACTCATGCAAATTTTTTAACACAGGTCAGAAATTATACTGAAGTTTCTAGTAGTGTGCTCTCTGACAGTTTACTAGATCAATTTATAAAAAATACAGAACTTGATATAGCAAGTAAGGTAGATTACGATGATTTAAGAAAATTTTCTAATTCTACATTCACAGCTAGTAATAGGGCAGTTAGTCTACCAGGTGATTTAAAGTATCTAAGAGCAGTAAAATTTACAAATGGATCTAATCAAGAAATTTTTTTAGAGAAGAGAGATCAAACCTTTATCGCAGAATTTAATCCTGGTAACAGCACTGGAGATCCAAAATATTATGCTACTTACAATGATAAAAATATTATTGTTGCACCTACACCAGCCTCGGCTCTAACAATTCAAATACAATATATTAAAAATGCACCTCATTTTGACTCTTCGACTAGCACTATGTTATCAGATCAATATGAAAATCTTCTTCTTTACGGAGTATTGGTAGAGTGTTTTTCTTATCTAAAGGGTCCGCTTGATATGTACAACCTATATAAAACAAGGTATGATAAAGCATTAGAAGCTTTTGCGTTAGAGCAAATGGGCTCAAGACGCAGAGGACAATATACAGATGGTGTACCGAGAGTAAAAATCGATTCACCATCACCATAAATTTATAGGAGAATAAAATGGCAATAACAACTAACGCAATTACAAACTCATTCAAGGAAGAGATTCTTGAAGGTGTTCATGACTTTACTCCAACAACTGGAGATGTCTTTAAATTAGCTTTATACACTTCACAAGCATCAATAGGTGCTGACACTACAGCTTATCCAGGAGATTCTTCTGGTAACCAAGTGCCAGATTCTGGACAGTATGCACAAGGTGGAGGAGCTTTGGTAAACGCTCTTGTTTCTACACAAGGAACAGTAGCATTCGTAGATTTTAGTGACTTATCTTTTACAGGTGTAACATTAACAGCAAGAGGTGCTTTAATTTATAACACTTCAAACAGTAACAAATCTGTTTGTGTATTGGACTTTGGCTCAGATAAAACAGCTACGTCAGGAACTTTTACGATTCAGTTTCCTAACCCAAACAACACACAAGCTATAATCAGAATCGCATAATTTAGGAGCCTGGTGCAATGGCAGACGTAACATTTAATATAACTGTTGCATCAGGTGCCCTCTATACCGGAGGCACCGGTAATGTTTACTATATTGACGGTGTAAGAAGTTCTACTGGACCTGGCACAATAACTTGGCAACCAGGAAAAAGTTATAGGTTTGAACAAAGTGATTCTACTAATGATGGACATCCTCTAATTTTTTCATCAACGACCGCACAAGCAAATTATTTAACATCTGATGTTACTTACTACTTAGATGGTGCTACCACTTACGCTAATTATGTTAACACAACAAATTTTAACGCTGCCACAACTCGATATGTTGAGGTAACCCCTACATCAGCAACAAGCTTTTACTATTTGTGTTACATCCACGGCATCGGAATGGGTGGTATCATGGATCGAAAAACACAATTAACTTATACTGTTACTGTAGCCACAGGCGACCTTTATCTTGGCGGAGGTGCACAAGGGAATGTCTATTATTTAGATGGAGTAAGAGATATTGATTTATCATGGGTTAAAAGCGGAGCTTTACGTTTTGATCAGTCTGCTTCAACTAATAATAACCATCCATTGTTTTTTGCTACACAGACATCAAATCCTCAATCTAATGTTTATAGCACTGGGGTAACTTATTTTTTAGATGGTGCTGTTTCTCAATCCACTTATACAAACACAACTAACTTTAATGCTGCCACCGTAAGATACGTAGAGGTTGCTCCAGCTAGTGATG